GTCGGTTACAATATAATAAGCATATGCTCAATGAACGGCTCAAACGTGTTGCCAAGCTTATACATCACGGGTTAGATCATTCGTGTATAGCCGAGGCGCTTCATATAAGGCCAGATACTGTAAAGAAGTACCGCCGAATGCTGAAGGACAAAGAACGTGCTGAAAGTCGACCTGAACAATAATACGGCGCGCAGCAGTCAAGGCGAAGTCGAACTGGCACCGCGTCAAGCAGAGTTTGCCTACGTGCTAGGCGTCCAGCACCCAAATCCGGTTAAGATTGCGGAGATGATCCGCAAAATTTACGGCAGAACGCCGCAGCCGCCGCTGGTCGACGCAAAAATCAACGAAATTGCTGACGCAACACGAGAAAGACTTCACAGTATCGGTGTCGACCTAGTCGGTTCGCCGGTCGGCGGCTGGTCGCTGCGGCCGCGCGAAGCGTTCGACTTTGTAGCGCACATTAATCGAACTGCAGAGCGGTCGCTAGAATTGTATGGCAAAGGCAGGCGGGTTGTCACCACGCTGAACAAGATCCGCAAGGCGGCCGATGCCGTCGAGGGATCGCACTATGACCAAATTGAGCACTGGGTCGCTATCATAAACGCAGCGCTGGACGGTGCCACTAGGTGCGGTTTTGCACCGGCAGAGATAATTGCGAACCTCGGAGTGGAGCAGACCAATGTCCGACGTCACGCTTTTTGATAGCCGCGAGGAGGCTCGCCGACACAAGGTGCTGGTCGCCAAGTACCTTCACATGTTTTGCGACGTGCTCGTGCAGCGCGCCGGCGTGCACGACGACAGCAAGTGGATGCCGGAAGAATACGAGCTGCGCGACAAATATATACCCGAGTTGCGTGCCACAGAGTACGGCTCTAAAGAATACGATGAGGTGCTGAAAAAGCTGCGAAAGGCAGCGGATCACCATCACCGCTGGAACAGTCATCACCCGGAGCACTACAAGCGCGGCGTTAACGGGATGACTCTGTTCGACGTAGTCGAGATGTTCTGTGACTGGTGCGCCGTCATGGATATGAAAGGCGAACCAATACACACATTGCGTGGCGCCGAGAGGTTTCAGTTTGATCCGCAGCTGCGCGACATTTTCCAAAACACCGAGTCGGCTGCGGAGGCAGTTCGACAAGCTCCAGAAGAGTACCGGAATGAGTGAGAGCGCACATCCCAGCAGTGAGCATAAAAAGGATATCTTGGAATGAGCCACAAAGACGAAAAACCATGCCTGCACTGCGCGCTCGTCGAGGCCATGCTCGCGTATTTCGAAAAGCATGGCGGTAAACGGAACGCGGCCGGCAAGCTTGGCATCGATGCGAACGCTGTGATCGAAGCGACCATGACTCTTCAGGCCGAACTCATGGCAGCACTGCCGACGGCTGAGCTGCGCGACAAGTTTATTTTACGTATTGCTGCGGCGCTTTACAGACAAGTCAAGTCGCGCGTTGCGGCAGGTACTCGCCTCGAAACCGTTATCGACCAGCTGGCCAATTAAATGGCCAGGGTCTCGTACTGCTCCGATTTGCACCTTGAGATGCAGTTTCCACCGACTTTACCAGGCGGCGACATATTGCTGCTGGCCGGCGATATTTTTACCTCGGCGTGCATTCGATCACGCAGCGGCGAGTTTTATGCGGGGTCGGTTTACTTCTGCAAAGAAGAGCTGAGCAAGTACGCGCGCGTGCTGTACGTAAAAGGCAATCACGAGGCATACAACGACATATTTGAAGAAAGCAGCGCAGTGCTTGATGCTTTTTTGGCGCAGCATGCTCCCAATGTAACTCGTCTCGAAAACGATGCGGTCGAGATTGACGGCGTGTTGTTTCTCGGCTGCACACTGTGGACGCCAGCCGGGACCGATAAAGGGTTGGCGAGCGTTGTACAGAACGGCATGAACGACTTTCGCGTAGTCTACACTCGGGAAAGGTTTCAAACCGGCCACCTGCGACGGTTCAGTCCGTGGGACGCCGCGGACATTCATAGTGAATCACGGTTGTGGCTGGCTGACCGGCTCGCTGACTCCAAAGCGCAACGACTGCCGACCGTTGTGGTAACCCACCATGCGCCGTCGCTTGTAAGCAAAGACGGCAATACACGGCTGAAAGAGTTTCGCAACGAACTGGACGGCGCCTACTACTCGCGCTGTGATCTGCTGATTAAAAGCAACCCGCAGATCGGATTGTGGGTGCACGGACATACCCATCACACATGCAGTTACAAGATTGGCAAGACGACCGTTGCCTCGAACCAGCGTGGCTACATCGCGCACGAACGAAGCGCCGCGCATTTCGATCCGTCGCTTGGCGACTTCGAGCTTGAGACGTTTAAGCGCGAGATTACAGAGCGCTTGTCTAGGACCAAGAAAGCAAAAATGGAGGCGACGTGATTGTGCTTGAAAGTGCTTTGAAAGCCTGCAGCGTAACGCTGCTGCTCGCGCTATTTCTTGAGCTGCTTGGCGTGCCACCTAACTACGGGACGGTCTTCGGGGTGCTGTTTGGCGCGTACTTGGCTCAAGGGCTGGGGTTGTGAGAGGCTACGCCGCCATATGAGAGTGCTGTCGATCTGCAGCGGCATCGAAGCGTGCACGGTAGCGTGGCAGCCGCTAGGCTGGTCATTTGCTGCGTATGCCGAGATCGACAAATTTGCCAGCGCGGTGCTTGCGCATCGCCACCCACAGGTACCCAACCTTGGCGACTTTACAAAAATCCAACCGGCAGACATCGACGGACCAATTGACGTTCTCGTCGGAGGAACTCCTTGCCAGAGTTTCTCGATTGCAGGTTTGCGCGGCGGACTGGATGACGACCGTGGCAACCTGGCGCTTGAGTTTCTTCGACTTGCTCAAAGAATACAGCCACGCTGGTTACTCTGGGAAAATGTCCCTGGCGTCTTGTCATCGAGCCGAGGACGGGATTTTGGCTCCATCATCACGGCGATGGCTGAACTCGGGTATGGCGTCGCCTACCGAGTGCTGGACGCTCAATACTGGGGACTGGCACAGCGCCGCAAGCGTGTGTTTGTTGTCGGATATTCTGGAGATTGGCGACGTGCCGTTGCGGTACTTTTTGAGCGCGAAAGCCTGTCTCGGGACACTGCGCCGCGCCGCAAAGCGCGGGAGGACCTTGCACCCACAATTGTCGCGCGCTCTACGGGAGGTGGCGGACTCGGAACCAACTTCGACCTCGACGGAGGATTGATCGCGCGACCATTGCTTGCCGGCGGTCACGCAAATAATCCGCTTGATGAAAACGCCATTGCTGGCGTGTACGATAAGAGTCACGCAAACGGCGGTGTGCAGGTCGCTGTCGCGCAAGCAATCGGTGTTCGGCGGCTGACACCGCGCGAGTGCGAGCGATTGCAGGGGTTTCCCGACGATTATACGCGCATACCCGTGAGAACCTATAAAAATCCGCCGCGCGGCAAGCACCGGCAGAAATACCCGGAGCTTTACGAAGTCAACGCTGACGGCAGTTGCACGCGTTTCGCTGCGGACCGTCCTCGGTACCGCGTGCTCGGTAATTCGATGCCTGTGCCGATTATGCGCTGGATTGGCGAGCGCATACAGCAGGTGGACACAATTCAAGAAGGGAAGCTAGCGGCATGAGTGAAACATTCACGGATCTTAAGGTTGGAGATCGTGTCATTAGGATGTTTGGAGGCACTCCGATGACGATGGTTGTTTCCGCCGTGAAAGACCAAACGCTGATTTGCGATGCGGTTGAAGAAGACGGCTCCATTTTTGTAGGTGGCTGGGAGTTTGACCGAAAGACCGGCGCAGAGGAAGACGAATACCTCGGCTGGGGTGTAAAGCACGGTGTGACAGGGTCGTATCTTACGAAGCTGACAGAGGTCGCGAAACCAAATGGCTGAGTGCAAAGCTTGCACCCACCTAGTTGGCCGGTTGTCGGCGGCGCTTGCTGAGGTCGAGCGGCTTAAGGCGCGCCAAACTAACATCCGCGAGTACGAGTTTGTCAATCCCGAAGGTGGAGTCATTTCGGTTGCGCGCGTTGACGCCAACTGGCTAGTGCGGAAAGGTTTGAAAGGCGACCAAATTTTGGCGACTGGCGGCACTTGGTTGTATGAGCCGACCTCAATCAAGGACGTGGCTTATTTCAAAAGAACTCGCCACAGCCACGAGAAAGCGCTGGAACTAGCCAGCAAGGAAGTTGAGAAAAGGAAAGCACTCGGTGAGCGTAAAAAGTAAGCAGGCGGTCACGGCGATCGAGGCGGCGGAGCTGTTCGAGGCTATCGCGCAAGGCGAGCCAAATCTGAAGCTGGCTGTGCCGGTGAAAGTTTTGCACGGCGCGGTCGGCGCTACGCCGGTCGTGTGGGTCAAAAGCATCGTGCGCGGCATAGACTGGGACCGCGGGGTGGTTATGCTTGCCACCGACCAGCCTGTGCACGCCGCCGGCGATGCCTTTGAAGCGGAACGCAAGGCCGCGCGCTCGGCCGCCGAGTGTATCGGCTGGGTCGCTATAACCCTCAAGGATTCAATGCTTACGGACGCGCAAAAGCTGGCGACCATAGCCAGGCACTTGGACCGAAAGCGGGAACGTGAAGCACCACCTGCCAAGAAAGCGAGCTAACGCATGGATGACCAAGACAACATCGAACACGCCGTGGATGTATCGCGCGCGCATTATCGCGAACAGCTGATGACGTCAATGAACATGAATCCCGGCATCTACATGTCCGCAACCAGCGTGGCGTTGGCGGTGGTGTTTAAGACGGCCGCCGCAATCGGGGCACCGGAAAAAGACCTCGACGAATTCATCGAAATGATGAAAGGCGCCTGGGGCGTTGCCGAGTGTGAAATCAAGGAGGCGCAGCACGTTCGCGAGTTAAGTGGCCTGACGCCTGACGAGGCCATGGAAAAGATTAAGGAGGCCGACATAAAGCCGATTGGCAGCCAACAGAGTAGAGTAGGTTTCCGGCCGGAACATATGTCCGATGATGAGTACACCGAGTTTCAAAAAGAGGCCGCTGAAATATTTCAGGAGCAACTCGACAGCGCAAAAGGCACCCCAGTCAATACGTGGTTAAGCGGCACCATTAGCGCGCTGATGGCAATACACCTCACGTGCCACAAGTCCACAGACCCGACCGATCCGAACGGCAAAAACTACCTGCTGGCGCTTATAAGCGAAGCATTTGACCGAATGAAGCTGGCGTACGACCGCGGCATTCTGGTTGCGGTGACTTCGACGATGGCCGAGTCGACCCCTAAAATTATGATGCACTGAGCGCGCTATGAAGGGAATTCATTGCGCGTTTGTGGGGTTTGCAACGGATGCCGAGATCAAGCCGCGTAAAAGCAAAACCGGAACCGAGTACCTAGTCCTTTCCGTGTATCGCGCAGGCGATGAGACCGAAGACCGCGAGCTGATTTGGGTGCGCACGTGGCAAAACGTCGATCAGCTCGTGCAGACGGTAAAACCGTCGTGCCAGCTGTACATCGAAGGCATCGTCACCATAGCGCGCTGGACGGATAAGCACGGCGCGGACCGATCTGCGTTGTCGGTCAATGCTTCTAAGATCGAGGTGTTTCCGGTGCGCGAGGCCGTCGTGATGGCTGCGGCGCCAAAAGCTACAAAGGCGAAAAAAGCAGCGGACAGCACGCCAGCTTTGAGCGAGCAGCCGCCGGCCGCGCGACCAGCCACACCAACACCGGCGGATAACACGGCCGCCGTCGAGCCAACGACGGCGGCCGCAGCGGCGGAGAAACCAGTGCCGAGCTTATACACCATGCCTGCAAAGCCACAGTCGGGAAAAAAGTATGACCGACCGTTCGACGATGCGTTGCCGTTTTAATTAACCGGCGTGTATTATACGCCGCCTTAAGTATAACTTGAGAAAGGAAAACACGATGAGGCAAGACCTTGCGACCTTCCAGCGCAACGTGGGAAACTATGAGCTGGCTAAAGAGGCGTCTAACCAAATTATTGCGCAATTCGAACAGGCAAGCTTCGATAACAAGGACGCATGCCGGATCTATTTGAGGCAGATCATTACGGTTCATGTGTTCGAGCTGCTCAACCGGACCGGCGCGTCAATACTGCAAGCGACTGCTGCCGAGAGATCCCTTATGAGTCGCGCGGACCCCATTGTGCACGTGGTCGAGGACGCGGATTTGATTGGCAGCACGGACTCTGCGGCGCGGCCGGCTACACGGTACAAGAAAAAGCGGCCACCGATGTCGGCCGAGGCGAGAGCCGCGATCGGCCGCGCAACCAAGGCACGCTGGGAAAGGGCAAAGAAGGAAGGCCGTCCCTATAGAGGCGACTATACAGCAAAGGGTAAAGCCACCCGCTTGGCGCTTGGCCTCAGAGGCAACGCCAGCCGAGCTACCCTTAACGGGTCTCACTAAGACCCTTATAGCAGGTTGATCTCGGCACTACTTACGGTCTGAGATAACCTGCTATACACGAGGTATGTATGAATTCGACTGCGCAAAGCGCAGAGACTAAAACAGCGGCCAAACGAAACGGTGTCGAGGCACCGATAAACGGTTGGTTTAGAGATAACCCCGCGCTCGATAGCCGTACAATGCGGGTGACCGGTACCGACGTAGACATGCTGTGGCACATGTTTTCGCGCGCCGATCTGTTAGCGGCAGGCGACGTCGATCTCGATAGGATTATGCTCATTGAGTTTAAGTGCCACCGTCGCCAGCCGGACGCACCGTATCAAGGCGGTGTAAAAACCTACGCGCAGGACGACACGTTCGACATTATGCGCCAGATCGACGAACAGCTATTGGAGCTGCCGAACGGCAAGCGGCGTGTATTTCTAGTGCGAGACAACCGGCGCAATAAGGTCAATTTTGGCGGACAGAGATATGTCGTTCACTACGGTCTGCACGTTTGGACCATGTCGGGGTCGACGCCGGAGAATAGCAAGCACATGTGGTGGGACGGCAAGCCGGTCGATCTCGACACCATGACGCGGGTGCTTCTTTACCAAGTCGACCCGCACGCACTGCGACCCATTGAATACGAGAATTTGCATTGGCCGCTGAGCAGCTGACGTGGTCACCGTGAAGCGGCACCAGCACATAGACGCGGAGAATAGGCGCTTTGATAAACAGCTGGCCGAGATTATTGGCTGGCTTCAAAAAAACAATTTGCGCGCCGTGATCCCGATACGGGGTCCGGCGCGATTTGAAAAAACCAGTTGAGAGGTACCCATGCTCTATGCAAGCACAAGCCATTATAAACGGCCGGCAGCTGCAGGTACTAGCAGCGCTTGGCATCCACTGGCGGCAAAGCTCTAAACACATACGCTGTCCATTTCCCGACCATGACGACCACAATCCGTCATGGCGGTGGGATGATGCGTCCGGCAAATGGTTCTGCACCTGTGGAAACGGCGACGTGCTCGACGCGGTTCAGCGCATGCGCGGAGTTGCCTTTAAGGCGGCGGTGGCTTTTGTTGAGCAGGTTGTCGGCGGCACAGCTGCGCCGGCAGCCGCGGTTGCAGAAAAGCCAGCAGTGAAACGGGGTAAGCAGGCACCGGCGGCAGCTAACGGCAGCGCGGTGGCCACCGCGCTGCCGACACGGCAGCAAATGAGGCTGGCAGACTACGGCGAGCCTGTGCAGTTCTGGGTCTACCACAACGCCGCCAGGCAAATCGTGGAGGTGCGCGCTAGGTACGAATACCTAAACGGAGGCACCGAACGCAAGAAGGTCGTGCTGCCGTGGACGTGGAACGGCAAGCGCTGGGTCAATAAGGCCGCGCCGGAGCCGCGGCCACTTTACATGCTGCCGCTGCTGCTCGGCGAGCCACAGCACACCGTGCTGCTGGTCGAAGGCGAGAAGTCGGCCGATGCTGCGGCCGAGCTTTTTCCGGCGTACTGCGTTACCACCACGGCAGGCGGGTGTAAGGCGGCCAAGGGTACCGACTACGCGCCGCTGCGCGAGCGTGACGTTATCATATGGCCGGACAACGACGAGCCTGGCCGCAAGTACGCCGAGACGGTTGCAGCGCTGTGCAAGCAAGCCAGCGCGGCGTCGGTGCGTATCGTTGACGTGCCACAAGACTGGCCCGCAGGGTGGGACTTAGCCGATACGGTGCCTGAAGGAGCGGAGCCGGATCTCGGCGCCTATCTGGAAGAGGCGTACCTGTGGCCACCGAGCGCCGGCGGAAAGGAGGGAAACACCGGCACCGGGAGCGATCACGACTCCGCTAACGGTAATGTGGTGCAGTTTCCAAAACGCGGCAAGAGGTCAAAACCGTTCAGGGCAAAGGCATCGGCCGAGCAGCTCGAAGGGTTTAACAAGGACGAGGACAGCGGCTGGCTCTACAAGGACGTCGACAACGTTCTGATAGCCATCGAAAAGCTGGACGTGCAGATCGGCTACGACGACTTTTCACACAAGTACACGGTGTCGGGTCTCGATGGATACGGCAATGTATTGGACGACGACGCGCTGGCCGAGCTGTACCTACGGATCTGGAGGCAGTTCGGCTTAAAGCTGTCAAAAAGCGAGACAGACCTGATAGTGCTGGCCGAAGCGAGGCGGCGGCGCTCGCACCCCGTCAAGGCATACCTCAACGGCATCGAGTGGGACGGGGTCGAGCGCATCGACGAATGGCTGTCGACGTACCTGGGAGCCGAAAACAACGACGTCAACCGCGCGGTCGGTCGCGCCGTGCTTATCGCCGCCGTGCGCCGGGTGCGCAAACCAGGCTGCAAGTTTGACCCGATGATGGTTCTGGAGGGTCCGCAAGGGTGCGGGAAGTCAAGCGCGATCGCCGCGCTGGTGCCAGACCCAGACTGGTTTACCGATAGCGTTACCCTGCAAATGGATCGCAAGGAGGTCATGGAGCAAACCGGCGGCAAGTGGCTTGTCGAATTCAGCGAGCTAACCGGCATGCGACGGGCGGATCTTGAACACGTCAAAGCGCTCGTGAGCCGGCAATTTGACGAGGCGCGACTCAGCTACGCGCGGTTTTCTACGAGGCGGCCCCGGCAGTGTGTGTTTATCGGCACCACCAACGAATCTCAGTATCTGATCGACGATACCGGCAACAGGAGGTTTCTGCCGGTGCGCGTCGGCACCGTCGATTTGGCCGCTCTTGTGCGCGACCGAGATCAACTCTGGGGTGAGGCCGCACACTTCGAAGCGCTTGGAGAGTCGCTGGAATTTACGGCCGACATACGCGAAAAACTGGCCGTCGCACAGGCCGATCGAGAGGCTCACGACGAGTGGGAATTCGTCGTCCGGGACTGGCTCAACGAGCACCATCCGCCGCCGGATTTGGCCTACACAGGTAGTGCACTAGTACCTGTCGTCACTATGGGTTTAGTAGCCGAAGGCGCGCTGAAAATCGAAAAAGGCCGGCTAGACGCTGTTTCGCAGAAGCGACTGATGCGCGCCATGAAAAAAGCCGGCTGGTATAAGGCGCATGCCTCAAACGGCAAAAACCTGTGGAAAAGGCGCGAAAACGGCGATTTAGTGCTCTAACTGCACCGCCACTGCACTTGCCAGCGAACTTTCCGCAAGTCATTGATTTTGCTATGCCAAAGCAGGGTCTAAGTCCTTATAGTGTAGTAAGTGTAGTAAGATATGAAGATCATATATATAAGGGAACATAGGGACAGCGCGTCGGAGCGGACGCGCACACGGCGCACGGTGAGCGAACGCAAAACGAGCGCTCTATACACTCTGTAGGGTCTTTTGGCAAACTAACCGCTCTTACTGCACTAGGGTTAATTTTCGGTTTAATATTGCAATAAGCGAATGTTTTGAGGCACAAAAAAAGGTGGCCTTTTGACCACCGTTTAGAGGGTGTTTTGGGTGCCTTACGCGGCCACGCTGTACCGGCCGTCATCGTCCTTTGCGAGCACACCTTTAGCGTGTAGGCGCCTCAACGCTGTGTAGACGTTGGCCTTTACGATGTCGCCTCGATAGCCGACGTCGACCAGCGTATCAAGCACGGCACTCGCGGCCGCAGGTTGGCCGATCTTGTTTAGAGCGGCCACCGCAGCGTCTGACAAGGACAGCTCGGTCGTGACGCCTTCTGTGGCGTTGCCGGTAGCCTTGCGCTTCGGGGGTGCCTTGGTATCGGCCACTCCGTTGATATAGCGCTCCAGCGCCTTCGTGCGCGCCAAGATGCGGGTCAGCCGCGCAATGGTCTCGGCGGCCTGCTTCTTGGCCAGCTGTGCCTCTTGCAGCTCGGCCTCCCAGGCTTGGATCTGGTCGGGTGTGATGCTGATGGTCATGCTGAGTCTCCTTGTTTGGTCACGTATTCCATGGCGACGCTGCGCTCGACCTTGATAATCCGGAAGCGGTCCCACTCGTGATCGAGCCGGCGCTCCATCGCGGTGGAGATGGCGTGGTCGTAATCGACGTAGATACCGGCGCTGGTCTTCCACAAATCAACACTATCGCGCTGGTATTCGATAACGTATTGCGGCTTGAATGTGCTCATGGTGGGTGCCTCAATTGGGGAAAGCGAACCGTTCAGAAATTTTAGGCGTGTCCGTTTCGCCTAAAAGGTATTCGACGTCGACGACGTCGCCGTCGTTAATTTCATCGAAGTGCTGCTCAATCCATCTGTGCGCCTCCGGCCACGTGCGCGCACCGCCTTCCCAGCTGTACGGATCGTACGTGGCCGCGCCGCCGCGCATCGGCAGCAGCATCACAAGCGGATAGCCACTAACCCCTTTGCCGGGGTTACGGCCATAGCCGGTGCGCGATAGCAGGTATCTCTCGGCTTCCGAGCTGGCGACCATTTTGATTGCGATCGCCGGCATGAAGGTATCCCTGTCGCGAGTCTCAATCGCTTTGATAATCATAATGACCTCCTTCAGTGAAGCTTGCCTGATGGCAGTGACTGCCGGTCCATGCCGGCGTTCGCGTGTTTGCTCAGATCAAAAAGCCGATCAAACACGCGCTTGCGTTCGGACGGAGTCATCTCGGCAAGCAGCTTGAGTCGTCCGTCCTCGTGCCGTGGCCATGTGCGTTTGTTCTCTGTCATGGTGAGTCTCCTTGGCACCTCTTAAGCTCTTGGTCCTCTGAATTCACGCTTAAAGCCTCCATGTGTTGTACACCGCGCCACCGTACTCCTGTGTATAGACATGTCAAGACATGTCTAGCCTTGCAAGCGCGCTTTTTTGTGGCTATTTGTTTGGCATGGCGAACGAACGGCAGCAGATAAACGTACGCGTGGACGACGATTGGCTGGAGGCGCTCGATGCGTGGATCGCCGCGCAGCCGGTGCCGCCGTCGCGGAGCCAGGTGGTGATGACGGCGGTACGGCGGTTTATCGAGGACAACCCGCCGCCAGTGCCAAAGGCGCCGAGATCCGCCAAATAGGTTGCTATGCAATATCGGGACGCCATTTAATTATGTATACACCAGTGTGCAATCGCGCGCCACACACGAAAGATCTACATCGGTTTTATGAAGCGTAACAGTCCGAAGAAAAAGAAGCCGCTGAACATCGAGGCGGCGCTCACCGAGCAGCAACGTTTAGCACTTATCCCTACGGGTCCGGTGACGCCGGCGCGAAGTGCACACGGCGACATCGAGGTCGAGATTGCGGCGTCGACCGAGCGCGGCGAGGCAATCGTGATGCGCCAGCGCTCGGTGTCTGCGGTGCATAAACTATTAGACCAAGGACTAATAACGCTACATGAGGCTTCGGCGGCACACCATTTCCAAATCGACCACGATGGTGCTTATACATCTAGCGCAAATGTATTGGCTGCTATACGCATAGATAATGCGGGGTCTGGCGAGGGTGCCGCTTTGCGACGGGTCGAGCAGGGCGCTCGGTTCCGCGGTGCTCTCGCCTATCTGCGCGATGAGCTTGGTCGCGTGGCGCTGAATGGGATCTGCGGATCGGTCGACCAGCGCGTTGCCGGGGTTTATCAGTCCATCGGTGAGGACATCCTTCCGACGTGCTCAGCCTCGGAACAACGCGCCGCCGGCAAGGGTGCGCTCATTTTAGCAATACGCGGACTGGCTCGGTACTACGGCGACAAATATAGCCGTTATCACAGTAGGCACTGAGAAGGACGTTGCAAATGAGCGATAGAACAGATCAAGACAAAATGCCGCGTTTGATTTGGTTGGAGTCCAAGGGTTGCTGGATTGACCCTCAAGCTATTGCGATGCTTATGAGTATGGCCAACGCGCAAGGTCACAAGGTCGGCACCAAGACTTACAACGCGCATTTACACATCGAGACGCGCGCCGGAACTATACTAAAGGTGCCTTGTATCGATGTTAACGGCGCAAACCAGCTGCGCGATACGCTCGGCCGACTCGCAAACTACCGCCACGCAAAACCAAAGGTAAGCGCCAGCGTCAATTGGCACGGCACGCCGCAGCCGGGTGACGCCGGTTACGAAGAATTCCGGGACCGTCAGCGCGAGCGGCTGCACCCGTAAGTCTTTTTTTGTTGAGTGGTAGCAATACACGGTGTATAGATTCGCTTGAGGCCGAGAACCGCGCGGCCTCAAGCCGGAAACGACCCCGTCGTTGACTGTTGCAAGCAAGGATGGTCGACGGGGTCGTTTTCACATCCCTCCATGTGGTCTTGCACGTCTTGTGCGACCCGCGCTTAACGGCGCGGGTTTTTTTCTACCTAGCTATCTTGCTTCGGTTGTATTATACATGCCTAACCATGTATAACAGCTGGAGTCGGCCATGGAACTAATGCAACGGCTTGAACAGGATCTGCTGCGTGAGCGTTTGCGTCTTTGTGATTCGAAGCTCAACGCGGCTCAGCAAGAGATACTGCGCTTGGAGCGGTGCTTGGCGGCGACCCGTGTAGCGGACAAATATGTAACCCCGTTCCTGGCGGTGGCTCGCACCTTCAGGAATGCCGAGCCGCGCACCATTATTTTGGAGCGCTACGACGGCCAGCCGCATGCGCTTGAGGTGCTGGACTTTCAGCGACTGCTTCACGCCTTCGAAACCAAGGACCAAGAATGTGGACCGGAATCGCATACATCTTGATCGGTATAGCCGTGGCGATACTAGCGCTCGGCATGGCGAGTGATCGCCATCGCTATAACCCCTGCACGACGGCACCGCTGCGTCAAGACTGCCGGTTTGCTGTAAACCTCCCTTGACACACGCCGCGTCAACACCCATGTCAAGATTATGTCAACAACTACGAGTTGACGACCGGTTTTTGCGGAATGGAGCAGTAGCAGCTCGCCAGGCTCATAACCTGGAGGTCGCAGGTGCGAGTCCTGCTTCCGCACCCAATTGCAGTGTGGCTTAAAGCAAAGCGCGTGGCCTTTTTGCGAGGAGTTGGTGCAAAGCCAGCCACTGCAGCCATTTTCACTCAAGGCAATCATCACATATGACCTCCACGAAAGACGGCGACAAGAACGGCAAAGCCGACAAAAAAACATGAAAAAGAAGGTCGACCGCAAGGAAGAGCGCAAGGAAGGCAAAAAGTAACCGATGCCGGCCGTCAGCAAGGCGCAGGCCGCTTTCATGGCAATGTCCGAGTCGCCAAAAGGTCGCGCCAAGCTCAAGTCCTCAGGTAAAAAGCCAGCACCAACCGCAGTCGCCAGAGACTTCGTCGCAGCCGACAAGGGTAAAACCAAGTCATTACCTAAGCGTGCTCCAAAGCGCAAAAAGCCTGCAAGTAACAAACTATCTAATATTAAGACTAAACGCATTAAACCCGCACCGGACACAGACAACAGCGAATGAGTATTCAGATGGTGGACGATGTGAAGACCGTTACACCATCTGCACCGGTCGCACAGCTTGCAGTTACAACCGAAAAGAAACCGCCTCACCGTTTCCAGCCCGGTCAGTCAGGAAACCCCGCCGGACGGCCTAAAGGAGCGCGAAGCAAGCTAGGCGAGGCATTTCTTGAGGCGATGCTCAAGTCCTTTGAAGAGGGCGGCGCTGACGCAATTATGCGCGTTAGGGACCGGCAACCTGAGAAATACTTATCTGCTCTCGTTTCTATTTTGCCTAAGCAAGTTGAGATCGACGGCGACGTGCAGGTAAAGGTTACCAGCGCGGTCGACAGCCTCGTAGCAAAGCTCGCGGCTCTCAACGCGCGCGAAAAGGAATATGAAGCGGATCGCACGGAGGCCGGCATGAAGACGATTGAGCATCAGCCGCTTACTGTTGAGAAGGTCAGCACGTGACGCTGGCTGTTTTCCTGTGGCTTGTGTGGCTGGTCATTGTAGCGGCTGCTACATCGGATCGGAAAAGGTAACACGCATAAGATGGCAGCTGTGTAACTTTGCGTTTCGAGTTTTCGGCCGGACAAGGATCAGGACCTCGCCTCGGACTGCTTATTTGGCGCCAAAACCCTAGCCTCACGCTCGCGCTATATAAATCTACAGCCGCCGCGGTCGTCACAGTTCGACCATAATTTGACCGCATAGAGACCACATTCGGATCGAGCGTCTTCTCCTGTATTAGATGCTCCCATACAATAAAGCCTTATGTATCAATGGTTTATGATACAAAGCATGCTTTAGGCGGACGCTAAGGCGGACGATACGCCGCCGGTTGACTCACCCTCTACTTGTGACCACCCGGCCCAGGAAAACGGGACACCGTATCGCGCTAATTCACTGGTGCGCAGGAATTTTTGAAAATCCGGATTTGAGTGTGTTTTTAGTGCTTGACAACTACGCGCAATGAGCGTATATATCAAGTCATGGTTAGCACGTCGCTAACCGGCGCGCCTCGGCAAATCAGGGGCTTGGAGATGAAGATGAGCAACTACAACGACCTGTCCCTTTACCTTGTGTCCGAAGGCGAGGTAAAGCCTGCTACTGTTGATACCAAGTACGACGGCGCCAACTCCATCCTGGTCGCCGCCACTTCGGAGGACGGCGCGATGAAGGTCGCTGCTGCCTACGACGAGGGACTTGCGCAAGCCGACAACATCTTTTGGGGCGGCGCGACTATAGCCGCTGTCACGCTGCGCGACCGCGACACAGGTCTTTATGCCTAACCACCCTAACCGAGGCCCGAAAGGGCCTCGTTCCAATCCTGCGTCCGCAGACATCATTGCAGGCCGAGAGGCCGCTGGTTTGACGCAGACGCAGGCCGCTGGCCTGGTGTATAGCTCTCTGCGGACATGGCAGCAATGGGAGGCCGGAGACAGGCGGATGCACGCCGGGCTGTGGGAGCTTTTTAGGCTAAAGACTGAGCTCATTGAGCGCCCCGCGAAGTAGTCGTTCCCACACTCAAACGATACGCCGCCGGTTGACTCACCCTCTACTTGTGACCACCCGGTTTTTCTACCGGGGGTAGGTAGGTGCCACCCCCCCCTCAATAGGATTTCTTTTGTTTAGCCTAGTAGCGGACTCGCAGGCGATTCCAATTTTAAAGTAATTAAAAAGTTATAAATCAGGGATTGTTGCGCGCTCCCAGCGAGTCTCGCCAAGCTGCAGGCTTTTAGCCGTTCCCAAATTTTAAAAAAATAAATTTTAAAACGGTCGTAACCCTGTCCGCACTTTGCGCACTTCGCTTGCTTGCCACTCGGCGACCACTCGCACATTATACGCCGTGTATAGACGTTCTGCTCCCCCGAACGGCACGCCATCTATACACCCCCGGATAGGTGCTGCGTCCGTCGCTTATCCTATGCTTGCGACATCCTATCCGGGGTCCGCTAATTTGTAAAAGGCTCGACCATGCAAGATGCCGACCTTTACGCTGTGCTGGATGTGCCTCGCGAGGCAACAACCGCCGAAATACGGCGCGCATACCGTCGCAAAGCCAAAAAAGCGCACCCAGACAACGGCGGCACTGCTCATGAGTTTGACGCGCTCAACAAAGCGCACCGCGTGCTAAGCGACGACACCACTCGCGCACGCTACGATCAGACCGGCGAAGCAGAGGCACCGCAGCCGGACGATCTACAAACCGCCGCTCTCGAAATGATAAGCCAGTCCCTTTCAAGATACCTGCTGGCCGAAGAAGACATCGCCGAGCGCGACCTTGTTACGGAGATGGCGACCTGCTTTAGCCTAGAGCGGCGGAACGTGCAAAAAGAGCTGCGCACCTTGCAGTCAGCAAAAGCCAAAGCAGAAAAAGCAGCCGAGCTGTTCGAAAAGAAAAGCGAAGGCGACAATGTGATGCTTCGCATCGCAAACTGGCACATTAAGACGATCGTCCAAAACATTGCCAGCGGCGAGCGCGTGCTGAGCCGCTACGACCGCACGTTAGAAATTCTCAGCGACTACAAATACAACTGCCGCAGCCAACGGTACGCGACACTACCGCCGCCTCTCGGCGCAGGAGGTCTGTGGTAATGCCTTCTGTTTATGACATCGTTTGCGTTCCGGTTGTGTACGTCGCATCAAATTCTATAAAATACGTAAGCGCATCTGGACAGCTAGTAGACGACCCAATGCTGAGTCTTTGGGTTGACGGCCACCGCCTTGTACCGTTCATCCACTCGCTCATGGCAGCAAACCCACAACTAAAACCAGTCCTAGAAAATTTCACCGTACTGCCGGTCTTTATTGTTGAGCAGCTAGCCGAGAACACAACTAGTTTTAGAAGCAAGCTCGAATCTCGCATCGCGGAACTCGAAACCGAAGTCGCAAGACTAAACATTTTCGACGGCCTAAAAGCCGAGCTGCGCTGCGCGTTACGCGAACTAAAACGCCTACAAAACTCAGAACCAAGGTGAACACTATGATTGAGATCGAAGGACTCGTCCGCAAAATAGAGCACGGCTTCCCGTACGAGCGCACCGGCACTGGCGAGGATCGCAAGTGGTCTTATAACATGGAGAAACCTCAGACCGTCATCTCGGTTCAAGTAGAGCATAAGAAAAACTATCTCCACTTGGACGAAGACGACATTACAGTTCGCCTTCCTGTAGACGGTCACGAGACCCCGTTCAAGGGCGGCCAGCGCGTAAAGATCACAATCGCGGCAGCATAACCATGTCGCGGGTCTTCCTGAAGGTCAAAATAAAGAGCCTTGCCGAAGAGGCTCGCATTATACGCCACGAGGAACACCGTTCTAAGTGGCGCATGCACAAAGACGAAGAGACCGCGATAACCGCACTTGAGTGGGGTCGCGTCCACAGCGAAGACCTGCGCCGCGAGCTGCACCTGCATCGTGTGTGCGATGTGCGCCAAGAAGCGCGCGCCGCGCAGCTTGCTTACGGCTACGTGCGTGGTCGCAAATACGACGAACTGGAACAAAACCCCAAGTGGCGGCGCAGTGAAGCGGCCGAACCAAATTGGCACCGCGTTCGCGATCTCGTATGGAAGTACGGCGACTTCAGCGAAAAGGAACGATCAATCAAAGGTCGGCGAGACAGCCTGCTCTTTGAAATCAAGGCATGGAAGCATGATCCCGCTACCTTTATACCCGCCGCCGCAGAACCAGTAAATCAACCGGCGCAAGAGCTGGTCGATGCCTGAAAACGTAAAGGGTTACTCATGAGCATCCACACCTTCTGCGCCGTATCAAATGTTGCAATCCTGTGCTGCATAGCCGTTTGCAGCATCGGAATTGCGCACGTGACCCACACCCCTTGGGGTCTTATCAGTCTTGTGCTTGCGTATTTCCTTCACACGGTTGAAGAGGTCACCGAGTACGACGAAGCCGGCGGCGCCGGCGAAGACCTCGACCACGACCACCACCAGCTAAGTCGTCAATAACATGACGCTCGCGGAGGCAAAAAAGCTAGCGGAGCTGGCGCGTACCGTAGGTGGCGGATGCATCTATTGTGCCGAAGCATTTATCAACAGGCTCAACGAAGCGAGGTGGTGCTTGCGGTCCGGCGATCTCCTGAAATGCGACTTCACCATTTCCCAGTGGAACTGGCACCCCGATCCAAGCAAAACCTGGCACGCAAAGAAGGAGGCCGCATGACTGAGGTGGATGTAGCCGCGTGCTGCGTTTATCTCGCGCTGTACTTGGCCATCATGCTGGCAATCTTCTGATGCGCCGCGGTCGACAGCAAACTGCACGCATCATGCTCGAAGTGCACCGCATGCGTAACCCCCATGCTCTCGCGCCGGCAAAAACTGCCTTTCGTCAGCGCGTAGTAAAAGACAAGCGTCGTCGGTCAGCCGACAAATTTGCCGCCGAGCAAACGCGTCAAGCAAAGGAGTTGTAAATGCCATTTCTAAAACTAAGCCGGTACTAAGCAGCTATCAATGTCGCTGCTGCATTGTTTTTGGCCTACAACCTTTGGGATCTTGTGAAGACGTATCGGCTCAGCGACAAAGCCGCACTATGATCTGCTCGGATTTTGATAAGCCGGACTAATTGACCTCACTAGCCGAGCGCTTGAGTCTTCTACCGGAAGACCAGCGCGCTGCGATGCTTGCCGAGCTTGGGGAAGACGGCGCTGAAGCACTGCTTTACAAATGGGAATTTTGGGGTCGGCCGGAGCAGTTGCCGCCGCCGGGTGACTGGAATACTTGGCTCGTGCTTGCCGGTCGCGGGTTCGGCAAAACACGCATCGCGACCGAGTGGGTGCGCTCTATCGTTTGCGGCGATACCCCGCTGGCAAAAGGGACGTGCAGCCGCATTGCCATCGTCGGTGAAACGACGTCAGACTGCCGCGACGTTCTGGTTGAGGGTGTGTCCGGCATATTAGCCGTACATCCGAAGGACTTCAGGCCATTATACGAGCCATCGAAGCGAAGACTCACCTGGCCGAACGGAGCGGTGGCAACCCTTTTCAATGCAACCGAACCGGACCAGCTACGCGGTCCGCAGCATGACGCGGCAATCTGCGACGAGCTGGCCAAGTGGCAGTTTCTCGAAGAGACATGGGATATGCTGCAATTCGGCTTGCGGCTTGGAGACCACCCGCGTCAGGTCATCACCACAACCCCGCGGCCACTGCCAAAAATCAAGGAGATCATGAACGACCCCGGCACGGTCGTCACGCGCGGCTCGACGTTCGATAACCGGCTGAACCTGCCGCCGAAGTTCATCAAGACCATTGCCGAGCGCTACGAAGGTACTAGGCTCGGCCGGCAGGAACTTTACGGCGAGATCTGCGACGACGTACCCGGCGCACTTTGGACCCGCGCTATGCTCGATGGTTGCAAGCTTGGCAAACGAGACGAGCTTCCGGCCATGACCCGCGTCATTGTGGCGATCGACCCCGCCAACAAAGCAAGCGCTGACAAAGACGACACGGCCGAGACCGGCATCGTTGCTGTAGGCATAGGCACAGACGGCAAAGGGTACCTCATACACGATGCAAGCTGCCGACTAAACCCCGAAGGCTGGTCGCGCACCGCGCTAGCGGTGTACGACCGTTTCGACGCCGACGCGATAGTCGCCGAGGTCAATCAAGGCGGCGACATGGTCGAGAGCGTTATCAAGTCGCAGCGCCGTGACGTAAAAGTCATCAAGGTCCGCGCCAGCCGTGGCAAGGTAACACGAGCCGAGCCAATTAGCGCGCTTTATGCGCAGGACAAGATACGCCACATCGGCAGTTTTCCGGTGCTTGAGGACCAGATGGTGCTCTTTACCCCGTTCGGCATTGTAGGAAACAGCACCGCAGACCGCGTCGACGCATTGGTCTGGGGCTTTAGCGAACTTTTTCCGCGACTAATAAAGCGCGCTGAATGGGATGAATACGAAGAAGAGTACGAGCCTTCACCCATAACACACCGCTTTAGCGGTCGTTCTAGGTATACGGGTTACTAATTTTCTGTCTAATATACTCCAATGCGCCTTGATTGAATCCATTCTTTCTCCGGCTCCCGCTGGTGAACGTGATTAAGACCCTCGTTCGCGAGCCTTGCTGCACAAGCTAAGATAGCCGTTTAGCATAACCCGAAAAGCACCACGTAAAGCGCAAACCCTGCGCAGGCTACAGCTAAAACAGCCACTTGAAAACCGCGTACCAGCTGGCCATTCCAATAAGCGAAATTGACCACCATGCAACTAGCTCGACCGGCTTCATACATGCCCCCATGGTTCATACATTACGTATAATACATGCAAAAACCTAAACTCAACATTAAAAAGGCGATCAAGCGGCCTGGTGCTCTGCACAAAAAGCTTGGGGTGGCCAAGAGTAAAAAAATACCTGAGGCGAAGCTCAAGAAAGCGGAGCACTCGAAAAACAAACTCTTGGCGCAAGAGGCACGTTTTGCGGAGACCTTGAAAAAGGTTCGCCGCAAATAAGTCGCGGCCGCCGATGTCGACTTGTCCGGCTACAGAACGGGGGTCGCCGCGGCCGCACCCATTCAACCATCGGAAGGTCTAATGGCACGATACACGACTAAAACGCCGCGCGCGTGGATTGGCGTCACCGAGGAAGGCGTAGAGCTGGCAAGCAATGCCGAGCCTATGCTACCCGGACAAGTTGTTATCGAAGAAGAATACTCGCCGAGCTGGACCGGACTGATCGATGTCCACGGAAATCGCATTTATCGCCTGCCTGAGCGTCGGCGCATTGGTTTTATAACGAAGGATTTAGACGATGAAGACTGACCGCAAGCGTAGCCGCGAAAAAGACGCCGCAAGCTTGGCTGAAAAGGCATTTCAGATCGAATCGACCGAGCTTGTTAACAAGCGCTTGGCCATGTCGATCGCAATGTGTCCCGAGTGCGCCATGCCGGCACCCCGCAAAGGCGGCGTCGAGCGCTCGTAACCTAGATGCTGCCGCCTTTCGCTGCGGCACCCGGTCCTGCACCTGCGGCACCCGGTACGCCGCTCGGTGCGCCACAAGCACCTACACAGCCTCAACAGCCGCCGCCGCCTGCCGCTAATCCGCTAGCCGCGCCGCGGCCGGTAGAGCCGCCACAAAGCAACGTCACGCAATTTCCACGGCCGTTTATCATTCGGCTACCGGAGCCGCTCAATAAGCTGTTCCGCTGGTCGGAGATGCTGAACGTGGCAGAGGCAACCGACATTGAGCAGCGGAATCTCGACGATCTGGCGCGCAGGGTGCTGGAAGGCTACGAAATTGACGAGCGCAGCCGGCAAGAATGGTATGAAATGGCGGAGCGCGCGGTCGATGCCGCCGAACAAAAGCGCGAGCCTAAAAATTACCCGTTTCCGAACAGCGCCAACGTAAAATACCCGCTGCTTGCCGAAGCCGCGCTGCAATTTAATGCGCGCGCATATCCAGCTATCGTTCAAGGCCGCAACATTTGCAAGGCGCGGGTCGGCGGCGCGGACCCGGATGGCACAAAGGCGGCTCGTGCACAGCGGGTGTCAAGCTTCTTGAACCACCAGATCCTCGATGGCATGCCGGCATGGCAAAGCGACATGGACTCGTTGCTCATGCAGTTGCCGGTTATCGGCTCCAGTTTTAAAAAGAGCTTTTGGGACTTTGAAACCGGTCGACCGCAGACCATGTGGGTTAGCGCCTTTGACTTGGTGGTTAACCAGCGCACCAAGCATCTGGCAACGTGTCCGCGCATTTCGCACGTTTTCGAGCTGTACCCATACGAGGTCGAAGATCGGCAGCGCGCCGGCACGTTTTTGGACGTCGACCTTGACGCGGAGATCAACGGCGGCGGCATAGACGAGCAGTCGCCACTGACCTTTGTTGAGCAGCATTGCTTTTACGATCTCGATGGCGACGGTTTTGTTGAACCTTGGATCGTGACCATACAAGAAAGCAGCGGTAAGTTACTGCGCATTCGGCCTGGTTTTGACCCGCAAGACATCCGGTACGACCAAGACAAGATCATAAGCATCCCGCGCGATAACTATTTCACGCACTTTCGCTTTCTGCCGAACATTCGCGGCGGCTTCTATGGCATGGGATTCGGCCAGCTGCTGGAGTCGATCAACGAGGTGGTCGACACCGCGTTTAACGAAATGCTGGACGCTGGCCACCTGCAAAACGCCGGCGGCGGCTTCATTGGCAGCGAGCTGAATTTTAAGACGTCTGAATTCCGGTTCGAGCCTGGCAAATATTACACGGTCGACGTACCCGGCGGCACCGTTCGCGACAACATCGTGGACAAAAACTTTGCCGGACCAAGTACTGTACTCTTCCAGCTGCTCGGCGCGGTCAAGGAGGACGCGCGCCAGATGGTGGCAATCCAAGACATTTTGACCGGCGCTACCACGTCGGCCGACATCCAGCCGACCACGCTTATGGCGCTGATCGACCAAGGCATGAAAGTCTTTACGGCCATCTACAAGCGCATCTTCGTGGCGCTGGCCGACGAGTTCCGGTGCCAGTACGAGCTAAATCGCCGGTACTTGGACGACAAAGCCTATCAGATGTATTTAGGAGGCAACAATCTGGCGCCGGTTGCGCAGGACTTTGCCAACGACGATTTTATCGTGACCCCGGTCGCCGACCCAGGCGAAGTCACCGAGACGCAGCGCATAACCAAGGCGCAGTTTTTAAGCTCGCTCATTTTGCAGCCGGCTTTCCAAGGTCTGCTAGAGCCGATGCCGATCCTTATGCGCGTGCTAAACGCCGCCGAGATCGACAACGTGCAGGAAGTTATCAAAAAACCCGGACCTCCGACGACGGAAGACCAGTTGAAGCTGCAAGCCGCGCAGGCGCAGATCGAAATGACGCAGAGCACGGCCATACACAACAAGGCTCTGGCCGCCAAGGAAATGGCGCAAGCCGACCACTATAGCGCCAAGGCAGCCTCTGAGATTGCCGGTCCTCGGCCGGATTTCTTTAAAAATCCGATCCAGCCGTGAGCGCCGAATCAGAACTGAGAGCGGCCGAAGCCGCAGCTCCAAGCCACCCCCTTGTGAATACCACTGACCAGTGGACTTCGACCCTTCTGCGCCGTGCGTTAGCGCATGCTGTAAACTCAGACGCTGACTACATTAGCATCCCGTCCGGTCAGACTGTGCTTGGCTACAACCCCGGCAAAGAGATCGGCATGCTAAAGTATTACAACGAGATCGCGCCGCGCAATTTGAGCAAGGTGCTTGAAAAAATTGACCCAGACGCCGCAAAGCCGGAATGGGTTGACAAGCTGCGCACACCGAGAGGTCCAAAAGGCAGCGGGTTCAAGCTTTTTCCGCTGACCGACAAAATCAAAGAGCACATCCGCAAAAACGGACTGCCGTTATTCGGCCTAGCGCCGCTGCTGTATTCAGCAGGCGCGCAAGACAACGAGAACGAGTAACCCCTGAAGATAGAAAAACCCGATTTCGAGGCATGGATCAACGACCCGTGCACGAAAGCATTGTTTCGCAAGCTCGAAAAAATTGCGGACAATGCACAGAAAAAATGGCTCGATATGTCATTTTCTCCGAGTAAACCGGTGCAGGATATCGATTTGATACTTCTCACTAAGCTACGAACTCACAACAGTTTATGCCGACAGATACTTGGCATGGAGTATGAAGATTTAATACATGAACAAGACGACCAGCGAAGTTGAAAAGATACCTTCGCAAGAAGAAATTGGCATCTGGCTTTTGGATTATAAGGTTCTTATAGAGCTGGATGACCCTGTAGCGCGGATCGGTAGCATTCTTATACCGGAATCGGCGCGCGAAGACGTCACCACCGGCACTTTTATTGCGTGCTCGTTTAATGCTTGGGATTACCTCGACGGCGTACCGGCCGAAGACCTCCCGCAGCCTGGCGATCGTGTTTTTTGCACGAAATACGCCGGCCGCGACGTGAAAGCCAAGAACGGCAAGACGTACAGGCTCATGAACGATAAAGACATTTTTGCAATTCTCGATTTCCCTAAGCAGCAATGATTGACGACGACAACACCGAACCACACGTCGAAAACACAGCCGATGACGCCGACGTAAAAGAAGCACTGAGCATGGGGTGGTCGCCGCGCGAAAAATGGCGCGGCGACCCTGACAGCTGGGTTGACGCTAAAGAATACCGCCGCCGCGCCAAGGAGCACCTGCCTATCGTGCAGGGTCTGCTCAAGCGCGAGCAGGAAGCTCGCCAGCGCGAGCGCGACCAGGCTAAGCGTGAGATTGAGGCCATTCGGCAAGACTTTGACCGGCGCCTTAAGGTCACCGGCAGCGTCGCCGAGGATGCCATTCGCAAGCTTCGCGAACAGCACCTCACGGAGCTGGAACTCGAACGGCGCCGCATTGCCACCTCGCCGGCCACGCCGGAGCAGCGCGCGCAGCAGTTCGAGGACGTAACCCGCGCCGAGCAACAGCTTTTGGAGCGCTTTCGCAGAGAAGACGAGGATCGGCAGGAGCAGCAGCGCCAAGCGCGCGTCACGCAGCCAAATGTGCCGCCGGAAGTTCTGGACTGGGGGTCTCGCAATCCTTGGTTTTACGCACTGAAGCAAAGCGGCTCGCCGATCGCGCAAGAGGCCGAGGCAATCCATATGATGCTCAACGCGCAAGGCATGCCGCTGGCCGAGAACCTCGACGAGGTGACCCGCAGGATCGGCGAACGCTACCCGCATATTGTATACCCAGCCGACACCCAGCGCGCGACACCGGCGCAGGAGACCGACGACGGTGACTCTGTGCCGACGCGCCGCGAGCCTGCTCGCCGACCTAGCTCCGTTGAAGGCCAAAGCAACGGCCGCGCAACCGCCAAAAACACAGGCGCGAAGGGATGGCGCGATATACCGGCCGCAGAGCGCGAGCTTATGACGACCAGCTTTATCAACAACGGCTTGTATGGCGACCCGACAAAAGATGGTCTGGCCAAGGTGCAGGCCAAAGCCGCTGAGGCGTATTGGTCTCAGTATCCAGAAGGCTAATTCATTTTGACCGAGAAATCATTGCCAGAGCGCGCAAAAGAAGCTCGCTCCGAACGCCGCCGTCGCATTAACGACGATCCGTTGAACGGCGTACAATTTCATCTAGGAGTCCCGCCACATATTAAAGAGGGTGAAAACTCCGAAGATTACTATGCATATTACTGGGCTAACGACGACAAGGGTCGTCTCCAATATTTGACCGAGCAAGACGACTGGGACTTCGTCGAGGACCGCAACGCCGACAAGGACAGCCGCAACAAAGGTGGCGGCACCAGACTTGAGCGAACCGTTGGCCGCGGCCGCGACGGAAACCCAATTAGAGCAGTGCTTCTTCGCAAGAAGCGTCAATATTACGACGAAGATCAGGCGCGGCTTCTATCAAAGCTAGACGCTCGCCGCAAGCGGCTGCGTGAAACGCAAGACGACGGCAGCGGCGCGGGAATTATGAGCGGTGACCCGCAGCATGGGTACATACCGCGCGAAATCGACACAAGCATGCCTCGCATACGCAGAGCGTAAGCCGGCCAAATTCCTTTTTAAACTAGGACTATTTCATCCATGGCAAATCCTAATGCGCCGTTTGGGTTGCGGCCGGTGCGGCATCGCAACGGCGCTCCTTTCAGCGGCGGCGGCAACCTTTACTGGGTGCCTAGCTCTCTGGCCAGCTCGCTCTTCATTGGCGACCCAGTGACGCTTCTCGGCGGTGCAAACAGTGCGACTTATGAAGGGTTCGCACCCGGCACCCTGCCGTCCGTAACGACGATCACAACCGGCGACGGCAACCCGGTGCTTGGGTCTGTAATCAGCTTTTTCCCTGAGCAGGCAACCAGCACCATCTACAGCCTACCCTCCACCGGTCGCGGCGTTTACATTGCCGACGACCCGAATCTCGAATTCGAGATCATGGACGACGGCGTAGCAACGCTGACCACTGCTGCGGTTGGTCGCAACGCAAACTTTAACACATCCACGTTTAGCGGCAGCACTACAGACGGCGTCAGCGGAGCGACCATGAGCACCACGCTCAGCTCCACGAGCGGTACGACCGGTCAGTTGCATATTCTTGGCCTTGTTATGCAACCGAATATTTCGGTCGGCCAGTACGGCGTCTGGCGCGTGATGATCAATAATCACTCCTTCCGGCTGGCCAACGCGCAGAACGTATAATTTCAGACCAGAGTATATTTTAAATGGTTATTAATACTGGTTCACACCCAAAGGCTTTGTGGCCTGGGGTGTACACTTTCTTCGGCAACGAATATGAGCGGCTGCCGAAAGAATACCCAATGCTGTACGAGGAAAACACCTCGGATCTTGCTTATGAGGAAATGGTAGAGTCTACCGCTTTTGGTCTTGCGCAGGCAAAGCCACAAGGCGCTGGCTTCTACTATGACAGTCACCAGCAAGGGTACATCAGCCGCGGGTACCACACGCTCTGGGGTCTTGGCTATATCGTCACCTACGAGGAGACGCAGGATAACAAGTACCTCAAAAAGAGCTTCGACCGCGCCAAGATGCTGGCGTACTCGCTGCACATCACCAAGGAAACCAACGGTGCGGCGCTGTTCAACTATGCGTTTGACTCGACCGGCCACCCCTTTGCAGATGGTGCCGCGCTGTGTAGCGCCTCGCACCCAACGGTGAGCGGTAACCAGAGCAATATCGCGGCCAACGCCGCCGACATTAGCGAGGCTAGCGTTGAAGACCTGCTGATTCAGATCAGCTTGACCACGGACAACCGCGGCAACCGCATTGCAAACCCGCCTAAGTGCGTGGTTGTGAGTGCGCAGGACCAGTTCAATATCGCTCGTATCTTGCACTCGCCGCTGCAGTCCGGCACCGGCAACAACGATATCAACGCCATGCGGCACCTTAAGGCGTTTCCGCGTGACTACATCGTAAATCACTACCTCAACACAGCTCCTCCGAGCTGGTTTATCCTCACCGAACTGCCGAACGGCATGACGCTTTTCCAGCGCGAAAAGTACAAGTTCATGCAGGACAACGACGGCGATACCCTCAACGCCAAAGCCAAGGCATTCGAGCGCTACATCTTTATGTGCGGCGAATGGCGGCAGATTTTCGGTAACCAAGGCGTATAATTTTGACGCGCAGCGCCACCGGCGTTGAGCCGGTGGCGCGGAATTAGCTCCAACGAGACCTCTAAAGGACCGCAGCGGCCTGCGGTAATTCTTATTTATGACTCTTCTACCCGTTACAAATTTTCCCGGTGGCTTTCTTAACGGGGTCACCATCCGCAACGTGCCGGTGCTCAATACCTACAGTGGCCAAGTCTACTGGGTCGACAGCAACGGTCCCGGCGGTACGTACAAAGGTACGTATAATCGTCCGTTTCTAACCGTGGCAGCCGCGCTGGCCGCAATTCCGAGCACGGCGACCAACGCCATCATCATGGTCAAGGCCGGCCATACAGAGACCATCTCCGCAGCTGGCGGCTGGACCATTAGCAATACCGGCGTGCGCATTCAGGGTCTCGGCGTCAACAGCGAGCGACCGCAGATTACGTTCGGCACGTCGACGGGTGCCAGCATCCTCGTAAGCTCTGCTGGGTTTACGCTCGACAACGTGATTTGTCTGACCGGCATTAACGCGCTGACCAATCCGATCAACATTCAGGCTAGCGACGCCACTATCAACGTGGAGTGGCGCGATGCGTCGACCTTGGAGGCGGTGCGCGCGATCCTTGGCAATTCCAGCGCCAACAACCTCAACATCAACCTGAAATATGTTGGCTTAACCGGCAGCTCAACCAACGTCAACGCCATCCGGCTCAACGGCTCCAAAAACGCGCGCATCAACCTCGACTATTACGGCAGCGCTACCACCGCAGCAGTCGAGTTTGTAACAGCGGCGTGCTCCAACGTAGCGGTGCTGGGGTTGGTCAACAATACGGCCGGCGCGGCGACGAGCTACATTGTCACCGACACCATCGGCGGATCTAGCTACAGCGTCGACGTCCAGAACTTGGTCAACGGCAGCTGGTCAAGCTACAGCGGCGGCGTCCCAAACACAACCGCGTGGAACTTTATCAGCGTTACCGCAACGCTGACCAGCTCGACTTGGAATACCACGGCCTTTCACCGCATTTTGCAGGTCACCGGCCTTAACGAGATCTACATCACGCCGTACGTGACCACCACGGTGGTCGGCGCGAGCGGCACCTATGTGCTCGGTGATACGACCACAGCCAATAGCATTCTTGCAAGCACGGCGGTCGCTGGTCTCGCGGCAGGCACCATCTGGTCTGCAACCACGCCAGTATCGACGTACAGCGGTCAGAACTCTCTTGGCGTGCTGCACGCGATCAATAATGGCCTGAATATCGGCTACACGATCGGCACCACGGCGGCTTCGGCCGGCGTGATTGTATTTGCCTGCTACTGGCGGCCTCTCGCGACAGGTGCTTCCGTGGCGGCTGGCGCGGGCCAGAGCAGCTAATTCTTAGAGCATAAGCAAATGACCGTTACAGCTAACGTACAAAAATTGGTCGACGGACCGCGCAACTATGTTGTGCGGCTGTCGGCCACGATGGCAAACACTGACTCGGAGTCCTTGGTCAAGAAAGTCGATATTACAACACTTAGCTCCGATAGCGGCAGCGGTCCTCTTGCACAAGCGCCTATGCGTCTCAAATTGCTGCGCACCGTCTACAGCACGCAGAATCTGATTGTGACCCTGTTTTGGGGTGGTACCCCAAATCTGCTGTTTGAAGTGCTGCCGCCAAACCACATGGGGGTCAAAGAGCACTTTATGTACGGCGGTATCGAGGATAGTGCGAGCAGCTACACCGGCAACGTGTTTTTGACGACCGAGAGCTTCGGCTCCAGCATCTCGGACGCGCAGTATGACGTGACGCTGTTTTTTTGTAAAAAGTACAGCTAATGAATACACCACGCGACCGCGCTAAACGGTTCGGCCAGTGGTACGCGCCAGGCGAATGGAACGTCTGGTGTCAGCGCTGCGGCCGGAAAATAAAATCGAGTGCCGCGCGCAAAGAGTGGGATGGCCTGTGGCTGTGCCAAGAGTGTTATGACGAGCGCCAGCCACAGGATCTGGTGCGCGGCGTACCGGACCGGCAAGCCACCTCGTTTTCGGCACCAGAGTCACCGGACGCGATCATACCACTTTACGATCTGCCGGTCACCGGCCTTACGCTCAACACGTTTACGTCCGGTCCAGAAGACCTCTGGGACGGCGTCAACACCATACAAGTGCAGGTAAGCGGCGGTGCTTTGGCCAGCACCACGGATCTAGGTGTTCTTAATGGTGCCAACATGTGCGCCGTCATGAACAGCGCCAGCCAGTGGGAGATCATTCAATTTGTTAACGCCACTATGACCGGCGTTAACACCTACGCTTTATCGCGCCTGCTGCGCGCTCGCGTTGGAACCGAGCAGGCAATGTACGGCACATTTCCGGTTAACTCGCCGTTTGTGTATCTTGGTCAGTCGTCGCAAGCCGTATATGACCAGCTGCAGCAATATTTCAGCGTCGACGTCTTTCCTTTTTCGCCGTGCTACGTGAGTTTTTATACTGACGCCGACGGTGACCTTATTATCGATTGGATTCGACGATCAAAAATACCACGCATAGATCAAGACGATTTCGATCCGACACTAGGCGATCCAGTCGGCGAGATCGACGAACGGTACCAAGTCGATATCCTAAACAGCTCCGGCTCGGTGGTCAGAACGCTCTATGTGGTCGGTCCGCCTGGCGTAACTTACACGTACGGCGCACAGATTGCGGACTTCGGTGCCGTACAAACCTCCTACACCGTAAACGTCTACCAAGTATCGCTGGACCAATACACCATTAACGAAGGACGCAGCTCACCGCGTCAAGCAACAGCGATCATAAGCCAGCTTCAGCCGTGACAAATACCACCAAATTACTGTTGCTGCCTTTGCTTTATAGCAGCCAGGCGCAAAAAGACGTCACCGTAAACCAAGCGCTAACTCAGCTCGACGCCGTTGCTCAACTATCGATTATTTCTCGGACGTTGACCACACCCCCGGTAAGTCCAAACAACGAAGACTGCTATATCGTGCCGTCAGGCGCGACCGGCGTGTGGAGTGGCCAGACCAACAATATTGCAATTTGGTTGACCATGCAAAACGAGTGGGTGTTTCTGCCGCCGCAGCTCGGCTGGCGTGCTTGGAGCCAGCCGGATAGCACCACGGTGGTTTATACCAGTTTCGGCTGGACGACGCTGCCGGCGTCGCCGTACGTGGTCAATCAGGCGATCACCGCCGCCACGGCGGCGCTAAGCATCAACATGGCAAACGGCTGGGACGTTAGCCTAACGGTTGGCACAAATATAACATCGGTTACCGTAACTAATTGGCCTCCTGCCGGTCAGGTCGGCCGCTTACTGATCGAAACGACAAACACCGGACCTTACAACATTTCCGGCTGGCCGGGGACCACCCGCTGGCCAAATGGTTTAGCGCCAACCCTCACACCTGGCGCTAATGCACGAGACACTTTGTTGCTCACGTCGAGCGACGGCGGCTCGACGTTCCGTGGGTATGTTCCCGCGCAGAACCTTCTTTAATATCTAGCATTATTTAGAGACCTATTATATGGCAGTTTATTCTGTTCAAGGTGCGCAAAGCACCGTCAGCACCACTTACAAGACGGCACTTATTATCACTGCGGCTTCAAGCGGCACCATTCGGCGCGGTAAAATCTTCGATATTAACGTCGCAGCGCAGAGCGCGCCGGCATCCACGGACACGAACCTGCAATTCGACCTTTCGCGGCAGACTGCGGCCGGGACGACCACCTCGTATACGCCGGTCGCAAACGATCCAGCTGATGCAGCGTTTTCTGGGTTGGCCGGCGTCAATGCGAGCGCTGAAGGCACTATCACCAGCAACAGCTCGGTATTCAATATCGCGCTCAACCAGCGTGCGCCGTATCGTTGGCAGACCTATCTGGGGTCCGGCGGCGAGCTTGTATACCCGGCCTCCGCCTCTAACGGCTTTGCACTTCGCACACTTAGTGCCGGGTATACCGGCGCGGCCGGCGGCACGGTGTACGTACAAGAGCAGTAAGACGTGCGCAACCCTACGGGGTACTTGCAGGTCTTCGGACCGAATGCGACGTCAGAGTGTGACACGTTTACGTGTCACCACTGCAATAAAGTCGTGTTTGTCAAACCGAAAGCAGATCCGGCTGATCTAGGCGGACTCTGCAAAACTTGCATGAAGCTTATTTGTCCGAAATGCGTGGACAAAGCCAAATGCGACCCTCACGAAGAAAAACTAAAGCGCGCTGAAGCGCGCTATCACTTTCGCCGCGACGCAGGTTTGACGGTCTAACGTCGTGGTAGCCACCGTCGTCTTTTTTACCACCACAGGTGCACAGACTTGGACTGTGCCGGCCAACGTAACCTCAATCCAAATTGAGGGCATTGGCGGCGGCCAAGGCGGTCACGGTAGCCTCGTTGCCACTGGAACGGCTAATCCCATTGGCGGCGCGTATGCAACTTCTACGTTAACCGTTTCTCCTGGCAATACTGTTTATTTGTCGATTGGATCAGCGGGAAGCGGTTCTAGCGGAACATCTGTTGGCGGCACAGGTGGCGACACATGGGTTAACATTTCTACCAATGCCGCACCGTCAAGTGCATCCAACGGCGTTCTGGCAACAGGTGGAAACAGCTCCAGCACAAGCGTAGGCACGACGATTAATGCTGGCGGCGCAGGCGGCACTGTCCAAGCCTATTACGGTAAGTCTGGAGGCGGAGGCGCGGGCGGCCCTTCTGGTGCTGGATCTGCCGGTTCAAACGGAACTTCATATTCTACTGGTGGCGCAGGTGGAGCTGCTAACGGCGGTTCCCCATCAGGAGGAGCAGGCGGCAATGGCAGCATCGGCACGGCCGGGTCAGCAAATGCCGTCTGGACGCAAACGAGCAATTCGGCGACGGCTGGTCCTGGGTCCGGCGGCGGCGGCGGCGGAGGCACTTCAAACGGCACCGCGGGTTATAACGGAGGCGCTGGCGCTAATTATGGCGGCGCAGGCGGCGGCGGCGGTTATGGCTCATACATAAAAGGCATCGGCGCAAATGGTGGCCAAGGCATCGTCATCATCACTTATACAACCACAACCCAGACCGATGCCGGTTTATTTCAACCATCCGAACTTTTAAAACATTCAACCCACCTCGATACAAACCAAGCGTTTGTTTACAACCCACCGGCTGCCGCACCGACCGGTTGGTACGTGCAGCCGCAGGATTTGCTTCGGCACCCGCCGCACCTCGACACTAACCAAAGCTTTGTGTACTTACCGCCTGCTGGGTACCCGACGCCAAGCGCGTTTTGGTATATTCAGCCGCCGGATCTGTTGTGGCATCCGCCGACCTTAGACACTCGGCAGCAGTTTGTTTACGCAGCACCCGCTGCGGCACCGAATGGATGGTATATTCAGCCGCCGGATCTGTTGTGGCATCCGCCGACCTTAGACACTCGGCAGCAGTTTGTTTACGCAGCACCCGCTGCGGCACCGAATGGATGGTACACTCAGCCGCCGGATCTGCTGCGCCACTCACCACAGCTTGATACCAACCAGCTTGGCTTTTTGCCAGCGCCGGGTGTTCAAACTCCTACTATCTATTTCTGGTCGCAACCGCCGGATCTGCTGCGACATCCGACCGGTATTGATACACGGCAGCCGTTTGCTTACAACCCACCGACCCCGCCACCAAACGGGTGGTTTAAGCAGCCGCCGGATATACTAAAGCATCCACTGCACCTCGACACTAACCAAAGCTTTGTCTATAACGCGCTTAACGTTCCAAGCCACGGCTGGTACGTGCAGCCGCCAGACCTTTTGAACCACCCAAGACAGCTTGATACCAACCAACCGTTCAGGTCAATTGCCGGTACCATCACCCCGCCGTCGCCATCAATTCTAGTTTTCTAAAGAGATTTTTTTGACAACTTCAGGCATCACGTCGCTCCCTTTAGTGGCGCAGGACGTTATAAATTTTGCGCTTCGAAAGCTAGGCGTGGTGCCACTTGGCCAGAGCGCCAGCGTCAATGAAGTCACCCCGCTGCTGACTGACCTAAACTTGATGTTAAAGGGGTGGGAGACTAGCGGTCCGCACCTGTGGCGCAAGACGTTTAGCTCTGTGTCGGTCACGCCGCTCACTCAAAGCTATTCGCTCGCAACCGACAACCCGCTACGTCTTGAAGAAGTGCGATTCCAGTACTCAGACGGTCATCAGATGCCGATGATCGAAATGTCGCGAATCCAATACATTACGCTGCCGCTTAAAAACTCTCAAGGCTTCAGCACGCAGTGGTATTTTGACCCGCAAGAGGCCAGCCAGACGCTGTACGTATGGCCGATCCTTGCCAACCCGACCACAGAGCAGATTTGTTACACGTTTCAGCGGCGTTTTCAAATGTGCCAGAAGCTGACCGATAGTATCGATATTACCCAAGAGTGGCTGCTGTGTATTGGGTACAGCTTCGCCGAAATGTTACTGCCGAATTACGGCATCGACGGCGAAGCGGCCGCGCGCATTGAAAAAGCAGCGCAAATGCTTCGGGCATCGGCCAAGACTTTCGACCGCGAGACCTTCGTCCAGTTTATGCCAGAGTATCGGTACCGCTAACCGTGCAGACCATACCGCTGCGACTGCCGACCGAAGGTACGATCGGTCGTGACGGTCAAGAAGCCAACACTCGGCTTATAAATGCCTACGCGGAGCTTTTAGGCGAAGACCAAGACGGCAAGGTCAAATATACGACCTATCCAGTGCCTGGGTTGACGCGGTGGTCCACCAACAGCTTTTCCGGCGCAGAGCGCGGACTTATACTGCTTGACGATAGCGACCTCATAGCAGTGCTCGGCACGCAAATCGTCGATTTCAACACGAGCGGCACCGGCACGGCGGTCGCCAACTTAACCGGCACCGACCGCCTTACGATGGCTCGTAATCTGAACGCGACGCCGCAGATCGGGATCGTCAACTCGCTGGGTCAATATTACTATTTGCAAGGTGGCACGCTTTACCAGCCGGCCGAAGCCAACCTGCCGGCACCGAACAGCATAACGTACCTTGGCGGCTACTTCGTATTTGGCATTGGCGACGGCACAAATCGAATTTTTCACACGCCGCCGCTAGACCAAGCCACCGGCATCAGCGCGCTGGCATTCGGTTACGCAAGCAGTAGCTCTGACACTATTGTGCGTGTGTACGCTCATGCAGGATACCTGTACGTTTTCAAATCGAAGAGCCTCGAAGTCTGGCAAAACGCTGGGACCGCGCCGTTCGCGTTCGCGCCGGTGCAGCAATATATACCGCTCGGACTTGCTGCCAAGTTCTCACTTGCCGAGAATGAGCGCGGCATGTTTTGGCTCGATCAAAAAGGTGTCGTGCGTTACGGTCGAGACAACGCCGCGCTTCGCATAAGCACCCACACGGTCGAGCGCGCGATCGAAAGCCTGTCGGTCAGTGACCGCAGCAACATTATTGGCCACGTACTGACGTGGCAAGGCCACGAGTGCTACCAAATTAGCGCGCCGTCGCAGTGGACGTGGTGCTACGACATCGCGATGCGCCGCTGGTTTCAGCGGCAAAGTTACGGAAATGATCGCTGGATCGGAAACAATGCCATCAATTTTGCCGGGTACTACATCGTCTCAAACACGATGAATGGCAATCTTTACTATCTCGACAGCAGCAACGAAAGCGAGGACGGCGCCGAGATGGTTTTGGAGCTGTGGTGCCAAAACGGCTTTGATTTTCCAAATGGCCTTATCACAGACCGTCTCGACGTGGACGTCATCAGCGGCCAAGGGTTGGCGACTTCCTCGCTGCCAGACGATATTGACCCGATGATAGCCGTCGACTACTCAGACGACGGCGGCAAGGTGTTCCAAGGCGAGCGAACTGCCGCGCTCGGTCAAACCGGCCAATATAACCAGATGGTGCGGCTTAACAACTGGGGTCGCAGCTCACAAAAGGGGCGGATTTGGCGTTTCCGCGCATCGCCTCGCGTCATGCGTGGCATCCTGCAGGCAACCTTAACCGTGCGGCTAGCTAACGCATGACCATTACAAGGCCGGCCAACAAAGCCATAATTGACCCAACTAGCGGCCAGCTCACGTTGGGGTGGGACACGTTCTTTAATAACCTGCAGGTCGCGATAAACAATCTGCAGACCACCGGCTCATTTACCCTCAGCGCTGCGGCTTCTACGACTGTGACTGATGCGCGGGTTACGGCAAAATCTATCATCTCGTGCATACCGACAAACGCCGCCGCCGCTACGTTGGAGGGAGGTGCCAAGGCTTTATACGTGTCGGCGAGAACCGCTGGGGTCAGCTTCATGGTCTCTACCGCAAACGGCGCGTCGGCAGCTGGTACCGAAACATTTGCATACTCAATAATCGGATGATCCGCAAAGCCACCATCGCTGACATACCGGCGATCATAGCATTGATCCGCCTTCACTTGCCTAAACTCAAAAACAAAAACGCTGTTTTTGACGAAGCGACGTTCACAGAGTTTGCCACCCACTTCATGATCGCTGCAACCAGCGTTGCGGCTTGGGTCAACGAACGCGACGGCAAGCTTGCAGCTTTTATCTTTGTCGGTGTTTATAAGCATTTTTTGAGCGGCGAAACGGTCGGAAGTAAAATCCTATGGGATGCCTACCCGCAGTTCGCCGGCGCCGGCGTCGCGTTACTTTACAAGGCCGAAGCATGGTGGAAAGAGCAAGGTGCCAAGCGCTTTTTGCTGACTTGTTTTGACGAGCGCACCGAGCGCCTTTTGGCGCACGCTGGGTACCGTGAAACCGAAAAGCATTTTGAAAAGGTAATTTAATCGAATGGGTGTCGATCCTATCTCGCTCGGCCTCATAGGAGGCGGGTTAGCTAGCGGAGCTGGTTCTTTTTTTGGTTCGCAGTCACAAGCATCTGCACAGAAGCAGGCCGCTGCGCTGCAGCTGCAGATGTACAATAATAACAAGGCAATCCTGCAGCCGTTTATTAATAACGGCACCAACGCAGACAACCTTTACGCAAACATCAGCGGCGTGAACGGCAACCAAGCGCAGTCGACGGCAATTAACAACTTGGCCACCGACCCGTTCATATCGAGTATCTCGAAGTTTGCCACAGACCAAACGCTTGCTGCAGCCGGTCGCGGCGGAGCCGGAGTCAGCGGCAACGCACTGAGCGCGCTGTATAACAACGCCGCCAACCAATACGACAGCTATCTTAATCAGCAGGTCGGCTATATCAATAACGCCGCCAACCGCGGCGCAACCGCCGCAAGCTCACTGGTTAACGCTGGAGCGAACGCAGCCAACAGCGCCGGCAATTTCACGGCCGGTGCCGGCGCAAGTATCGGGTCTGGCATTGCCGGTGTAGGCAATGCGCTCGGCAACTCGCTCAATAATCTGGGATTGATTAGCTACCTGCAGAATCCGTCTATCAACGTCGGCGCCAATGGCGGCATCAACCAATATACCAATCTAAATACCTACGGCGGTTTAAACTACTCTGACCCATATGCCGGTATCGGCAACGCACCGGCATACTAATGGCTGACTACTCCCAACCTTACATGCCGAGCGTCTTGAACGACGCAAACGCGCTGGCGACCATGCAGTCGCTGATGCAGCGGCAAAGCCAGAACCAAGCAGCCATGAGTGCCAGCGCGTTGCTGGCAAACGGCGATTATGACACAGCCGAGCAGTTGTACCGCAGCGTCGGCATGGACGACCTGGCAAACCAAGCGCGCCTGCGCGGTGTCAGCATTAAAGCTGGCAACGCTGCGGCAAACGGCGACTATCAAGGCGCCGCCGACCACCTGCTGCGCAGTGGTTACCTTGACCAAGCGCAGACCCTCAAAAAAGAGCACCTCGAAGACGTCAACCGTTTATTCGGCATCGGCGCACAGATCGCGCAACTGCCGGACCTTACGCCGTTGCAGTGGAAACAGTTTCTTGGCCAAGCCAAGCAGGACGGCTTCGATACTTCCCAATTCGAGGATTTTAAGACAGGTCCGCAGCTGCTCACTGCCTATGCAGGCAAAGTCATGGACGTTAATAAGCAGCGGCTGGAGCAGCTTAAAGCGTTTCCGCCGCATTCAGCCACTATGGCTGGCCAAGACGGAAACCCAGACACAGAAGGTCTAGCGGTCTATAACCCGAACAAAAACGCTTATGACTTTACACCCGGCACGCCGGGATTGACCGTAGATGCCAAGGCGATCAACGGCAAGGCCGGCAGCGATAGCTCGACACAGATCGAGCGCGTTGCTACAGCCTACCAAGACGACTGGAAAAAGACCCATCCAAATGGTCCAGAGCTTGGTCGCAAGGAGGCGCTCAACGCGGCCAGCATCGCCATTCGCAATAACAGCGGCACCGGTATAGATTTTGAACTCGGACCGGACGGACAACCGCGCCTCAAGACATCCGGTCAGCAAGGCACCACAGGTTACGCTCGAACGGAACAGGGTGCGTATAACCTTGCCGCGAACAGAGAGGCTGCCAAGTTCGATATCGGCACCATGGCGCGCAAGACCTTGGGTAACGTGATACAAGAGCATAGCGAAATGCTCGACCCGTTGACGCAGCGTCCCGACTTCGAGGAGGCCATGCGCTTCCTGCACACCCCGGATGGTGTGCGCTTTTGGGGCGGCGAAGCGTTGCCGCTTGGAACGGTGCCGCAGACCGCAAACGATATTGTCATGACCGTAAAAAGCTTGGCGCACGAGTACGGAAACTTTGTTGCGGCCGGCCACAAGGGTGCTATGTCCGAGCGCGAAGGTCGCGACCTTGAGAACATTGTCGGCCAGCTTGAGAACGCACCCACCGGCGAGGCATTTCGCCATAATCTTGAGACGCTTCGCGGCCTAGCCAACGCATTTCAACACGTGCCGACGCTTGGGTCGCAGGGTGTCTCAAAACCGTCGTCAGCATCAAACCCGACCGATAAGAAGACCATCGACGGGGTCACCTATGAAAAGCGGTCTGACGGCAACTGGTATCGCGTACAGTAATGGCTGACCCCGTAACCGACCCAGACCTGCTCGCAAAGCTTGAAGGCACGGCACCGCCGCGCGTTGCAGCGCCGACCGCCGCAGCATCGCCGGTCACCGACCCGGACCTTATTGCAAGACTTGAGGCGCAGGACGCCAATCCGCCGGAAAAACTGCCGGCACCCAGCGGCCTATCGGAAGACGAGTTTTTACGCTGGGTCGAAGAGCGCGGCAAAGGCGGCAAGTGGATCGACGGCGCTTATCATTCGCCTATCACGGACGAAGACTTTTCTCGGTACAGCAAGATCAAGGCTGGCCGCGCTCGCGGCGCTGAATCGTATCAGGACGAAGACGGCCTCACGCACGCCGCACGCAGCTACCTACACGGTGCCACATTCGGCTGGGGTCCGCAGTTAACCGGCTTTTTGGCCAAGCACCTGTATGGCTACGACCCGACCGAAGTCACGGCCGAGGAAAACCAAAAGGCCGCGCAGTTCGGAAGCGATCACCCGACTGCCAACTTTTTGTCCGGCCTTGCTGGAGGCATTCCAAGCATTGCGATTGGCGGCGAAGCGGTCTCTGCGGCGCCTTACGTCGGACCCGCTGTAGACAGTGCGCTGTCCTACCTTGGCAATCCATGGTTTCGCAGCGCAGGCATAGGCTTGGCATCAGGCATACCGATCGGTATATCGCAGGAGGTTGCCAATCGCGGTTTGACCCCCGGCGCAGTAGCCGTAGGAGCGGCCAAAGGCGGCGGCGAAGGCATGGTACTGGGACCGGCTTCTTACGGCGTACTGCGCGGCGGACTCGGCCTATATCGCGGCGTCCGCGACGCCATTTGGCCGATGGAGGCCAGCCTGCGCAAAACAGCCGAGGAGCTGGATCGCACCGGCGTAACCGTCGACCAGATCCGCAACGAGGTTATGCCGGACACGAGTTCGAACTTGCGCGCTCGTGGCTTTACGCCGGAAATAATGACCGACATCGTCAGCCGCGGACTCCGGGGTGAGCCGGCCGCGCAGATCGCGTCAGATTACGCGCACCTTACCGACAGCCAAGGTCGCAGCCTAACCGCGCAGACGGTACAAAACTACGTCTCGCGCTATCGCGACATGCACCCGACGCCGCTGAACGTCGTCGACGTCACCAAGCAGCTTGCCGGCGAGGGTGGCGCGGAGCCGGTAACAAGGCTCGCACGAGCCGCAAGCGGCATCAGCGGCTCGCCTGTGGCCGCACAGCGCTTGCAGGGTAGGCAGCTTGAACAGCCAGGCCGCGCGGTCAACATTATCGAGCGCGCCAACCCCGGCGCGCAGGATTACGAGACCACCATTGATCGTCTTAATCATCAAGCAGCGGCTGAGGCAAATCGCAATTATACGGCGCTTCATCAGCAGCCAGACGTGGTCGTAAACGAGGATTTGGGTCGATTGCTGGCCTCGCCGCTCGCCAGAGCGCAGTGGGAAAAAGCACGCGTTTTGGCCGAAAGTGAAGGCCAAGAGATCCCAACCTATGACGAGCTGGCGCGCACGTTCGGCATTCGACCGCGCGGCGGTCTGGGTCTCAACCCAGAAACCGGTGTGCAGGAGCCGCCAGCGCAATACCCGCAACTGCTTGGTCCAACATTGCCGCCAAATGCGGCCGCTGCCGCGCAGCCAAGCGCCGGCTTGCCGCCAGCTCCGGCCGCCGTTGTCCCGGTGCGCGCGCTTGATTATTTTCAGCGTGCGTTGCGCCTAAGCGGCGATAGCTCCATGAACAGTGACGCGGCGACAGGCATTGCGTTGCACAACACACGTCGACGGCTGCTTGATATATTGGACCCGGCTGCGCCGCCTGCCGGCCAACAGCCGACGCAGCCAACATTAGTACCGGGATTCCGCCAGACGCTAGCGTCCTATCGCACCGGCCGCGCCGGACCAGAGGCAATGGAAGCCGGCCGCGCTATGACCACCAAGCTCGGTGCGCCGGTGAACCGCGAGACGTTGCGGGAATTTGACCGCATGACCCCAGCACAGCGCCAGCTGTTCCGCATCGGTTTTGCGCAAAGCTTGATCGACAAGGTCGGCGATCGCCGATTTGGCGCGGATGCCGTATCGCAGTTCAACACGCCAAACACACAAGCCATGATACGGCGCATCTGGCCGGACAACGAGGCACCCGGCATCGCCGAGCGGCTTATCCACGAGCTGCAGACGGAAGGCATCACCACGCGCACCCGCAACGAAAAGCGACATGGACCACATGATGGAGGGGGCAAACATGGTCGCCGATTTGGCGACCGGCAACCCGCTCGGTCTGAGGAAGACGCTAATGAAACGGCTTGCTTACCACATCGGTCGCCGTCAAGCCGGCGCGATAGCCGACGTCACCAGCGAAACCGACCCAGCCAACATGCTGGCAAATCTCAACGAGATGTCCAGTTTGGGTGCCTACAATCGCGGTC